CTAGTGAGAAAGAGCCAATTCATATGTTAAGATTGCAGAGGTAGATATGTGTGAATGTAATGGCGAATGCGTATGTAGATAATGGTAGCTTCAGTTTCTATCAAATCTAATACCATACAGATATCAAAAGAAATACAAAATATTCAAAAGCAGTTTCCTGCTAAGATAAAACAAATACTTGCAAATGTTTCAGCGAGTCAGCTAAGAAGAATAAGACTTAGAACAGAAAAGGGGAAAAGTGTAAGCGGATCACCATTTACACCCTATTCTACTAAACCATTTTTTTTCAATACTAATCCAGAAGGGCAACCAAGATATAAGTTCTTTGAAGGTGGTTATAGAGAGTTTAGAGGTGATCTGGGAAGAAGTACAAAACCAGATTTAAATTTCAAAGGCAATATGCTGTCAGCTATGACAACAAAAGTATCATCTGATAAAGCATCTTTATTCTTTAGAAGGCAAGAAGAAAACAAAAAAGCGTTTTTTCACGATATCAAAGGTGCAGGTAAAGGTAGAGTTGTAAGACCATTTTTTAGTATCAATAACAAAGAAGAAGATTTAATTTTAAAAGAATTTGCTATAAAGATAGAGAAGATTTTAAAATGAGTAAAAGAGAAACTATTGCAGGTAATGTTATCACAGTATTAGACGCTGTATCTTCACCTATTGAATTTAAAAAAATTACAAGAGAGCCATTTGATCCAGAAGAATTATCAAATGCTCAGTTTCCTGCTATGTTTATTTCAACAGGAGATGAAACAAGAGAAGATCATACACTAGGTGCAAGTGGTACAGGACTTCGAAATGGTACAATAGATTTTGTAATTATTGGATTTGTAAAAGGAACTGAAACTAATATTGATACTAAAAGAAACCAAATTATTGAAGTTATCGAAGAAACACTAGACGCAGATAGAACTAGAGGTGGGAATGC